ATCGGTTGCCTATGCCAAAGAGATTATGATGGATATTAGAGGATGGGATATTCCAATCATCGCCGATGGTGGTGCTAAACACTATGGAGATATTGCTAAAGCTATTACATTTGGTGCTAGTATGGTAATGAGTGGTGGGTGGTTTGCCTCTTGTATTGACTCACCAGCAAAGATAATCAATGGAAAGAAACTCTATCGCGGGTCAACATCCTATGAGTTAAAAGGACATAATCATCATATAGAAGGTAGGCAACTTGAATTGCTTGAAGGAACAACTTACGAACAACGTTTGACAGAAATAAAAGAAGCTATCCAGTCGTCTATCTCATACGCAGGCGGAACGGATTTATCTGCGTTTGAAAATCTTGAGTATGGAAGGATTTTACCTTATAGTTGACAAACAGAAAATGTGTGATATAGTTTATAATCAAACAAAGAAATTATAATATGAAAATTGAAATAGAAAAAATTAAAACTACAATGCTTGAAAACAACATTGATGAAAATGTGGTTAATGCCGTAATCGAACAACTGGAAGCCGAAGCTGTTGAAGAGGTTCAACCAGAAGTAGAAGAGCCACAACCAACAAACGAAGACCTTACAGACAACTCAGAAGATTTGCCTAAAGTTAAGTTTGAGTATGTTATCATTTTGAATGACAAGGAAGATTATTTGAAGGATAAAGAAATAGCTGGTTGGGTTGTTCAACAAGAAGAAAATGCCGATGCTGGTCTTGTTCTACACAAACTGAAAGAGGCAGCTAAGGATCAGAATGAAAAGGCTAAGAGAAAGAAAAACGCCATCACTACATTGGAAGATTTGTTTGATGGACTTAAGTCTAAGTTCTTGAAGTCAAAGAACATCAAAATAAAAACGAAGGATTTAACCCGTTGTATTATTAGTAACGGAAAATTTTAAGTGTTTAATATCCAACCTTTATATGGTTTGTTTTTATTAAAAATACAATATATACTATAATTTCGTTTACCATTATTGTATTTTACTATAAACTCATGTTTTGTTCCAATGAACATTTCATGAGTTTTAGTATTTTTTAATGAAAATTTTGTATTATCCATCGAATATTTTCCTATTTTTTCTTTTGTTTCGGTGGAATGTTTTTTACCAATTCTACAATTTGACATTTTTAATTTGGCTTCTAATGTATGGTGTCTATTATACATTGGATTATTTTGTCCTTTCCACATAACGGATTGTCGATTTGTTTTTTCTTTGGATTTTTCTACACCATATATTTCTTCATATGTTCTACTATTAGATTTTTTTATTTTTTCTTTTGTTTCTTGTGAACACGGCGGTCTTATTTGTAGCCTTCTTTTTATTGACATCAGTTCTTTTGTTTTTTCGTCGTGTTTTCTCCCTTTCATAGGCGATGACGCATCAAAACAAATATTGTAACATTTATTTCTTTCGGTAATAGCAATATTAAGATATTTTTGTTCGGTGATTAAGAGATTTTCTTTTGGAACCTTTTCAATTATTACAAAATCAAAATTGGTGTTTCCATATTTATTCCATGAATTTTGTAATATGGTATTTATGTGATTGTTATTATTTAGAAAATTTTTATGTGTTATGTATCTTTTATAAATGTTATCAGATGAACCAACATAATATTTTCCGTTAATCTTGTTTATTATTTTGTATATTCCGCTTGTTTTCATAATATCTTTTGAGAGAACGTTTTCTCTCAATTCTTTTATGCTTGTTGTAATAACGCATTCGTCGGATTCGCCATTGTTTTCTAATTTCTTCGGTAGTTCTATTGAGTTTTTTTCTTCCCATATAAAAAATTGATTTTCGTTTGTTGTTGACATAGTATCACTTCTATGGTAATGTTCAATATATAAGTAGAGTAAAGAGTGACAAAAAACGTGACAAAATGAAAAAAAGAATACAAAAACAAATCGACGATGTGTTGAGTAAGATAAATCGTCTTACTCGACATATTCGTAATGTTGAAAGTAATTGTATATTGCTTGGTACAAAGATTATACAACAGGGTGATATTGAGTTAGGCCATAAACTTATTGCTAATGGAATGGTTCATGATGCAAGCAAATTTAATGGTATTGAATTTGAAAATTTAACATACAATGAACCATCCAAAGAAGAAGCATCCAAATTAAAAATGAAAATGGCTGTACACCATCATCAGAAAACGTGTTTGCATCATCCAGAAGCGTGGAGCGGAGGCATAAAAGAAATGCCTCCGGTTTTCCTTGCGGAATGCGTTTGTGACTGGAAAGCTCGTTCAGAAGAGTTCGGCACATCTTTAAAGGATTGGATAGATGAAACGGCTACGAAACGTTGGGGATTTGTTAAAGACGACAAAGTTTACAAAGAAATAATGTCTTTTGTTGATTTGCTTTGTGAAAAACCATTCGAACAAATAGCACAAACATGAAATTAATGATTACAGGCCACAGAGAATATAAACTTATCCAAAATGGTTATGATGTTGGTTGGATAACCGATTGTATTGAACAAATATTGTTGGAAATACATCAATTCAAACCACTTTGTTATTCTGGAATGGCAGATGGTATTGATATGATATTTGGTAAGTTATGTATTGATTTTAAACTACCTTTAATAGCTTGTATCCCCTTTGAAGAACAAGGAGAGTTAATGGATCCTTATCGAAAACGTTTTCGTGATGATATATTGGAAGAAGTTAAAGAAATAAAGAAAGTTAAAAACTCTTGGATGGTGGAAAATTGTGATACAGCTATCGCAGTATGGGATGGAAACAAAGGTGGCACTCACAATGTTGTTCAACAATTGATTGAGAAGAAAAAGAATTTCTTTTGGATAAACCCTGTAGGAAAGGTTGTATGGAAGTGTTTTTTATGACTGACTTAGAAGTATTAAATGAAGTTTTAATATCGTTTGCCAATGTTAAAAAAGTAGGCATTCGTAGAAAAATTGTTCTTTTAGAACGATATCTAAAATCTCTCAAAAAGAAGATATCAAAACCACAGAGGCTTGACATTCTATAATTTTTTAAATGATAATATTAATTATATTTCTTATATTGGGTGGTCCTATATCTTTTATACTACACGAATGGGATCTGCGATATTTTGTTAAAAAGTATAACTTGTCAGGAACTAGTGCAGCTTGGAAAGGTTTTGCTACAGGACATCTTAAACCAAACGGAATTAAAGAACGATTTATATATTCATTAACGTTTCCATTTTATTTATTTCTTGTTGTTTTTTGTATAATAGCGTTTCCCATTGGATGGATAATCGATACATTCGAAAGTCTTTGGTAGGGCTTGACATTCTATAACTTCTTGGTAATCTTATCATATGAACTTAAACTGGCTCGTACCAAATACTATTTATGTGACCTTACACGGATCACAGGCTTACGGACTTAATAATGAGCTGTCCGATACCGATGTTAAAGGTATTGTTGTGCCGCCAAAAGAAGTGGAGAACGACCTTTTCCATCGCTTTGAACAGGCGGAGAACAGTCCAGAACTTGAGAAATCATTGGAACATCTAAAGAATCCAAAAAATCCCAAGTTTGAATCAACTCTTTATTCTTTGAAGAAGTTTATGATATTGGCAGCAAACGTAAATCCCAATATTATAGAACTGATGTGGGTTGACCCGTCTGATATTCTTTTGATGACGCCCACTATGGAAAAGTTGTTGTCATATAGGGATTTATTTTTGTCTTCTAAAGCGAAATTTTCATTTTCAGGATACGCGTACAGTCAATTAGCTAAAATTGAACGTCATCGTAAGTGGATTGTTCGTGGTGAGTTGAAGGAACCAAAACGTGAAGATTTTGGTCTTCCTCCAGAAAAACCAAAACAAATGGATGAAATCTTTGGTTTAGTCAAGTCCGAAGTTGAGAAGTGGAATCTTTCAAAATATCCAATAAACAACATGGAACGTGATGAACTAAAAGCAGACATTTGGGAGTTAATCTATAACGTTTCTAAAATTGACGTAAATGAAGGTAACTGGCCTAAAATATATGAAGCCGGTGTGATAGAACGTCTATCTAAAGAGTATGACTTGAAAGAAGAAGTTGTTGATATTCTTCAAAGAGAAAGGCTCTTTAAGAAAGAAATGGAAATGTATAAATCTTGGCTTACTTGGAAGACTGGCCGTAATCCGGCACGCCATGAGTTGGAAGTAAAGTCTGGTTACGACACGAAGCATGGCAGTCATCTCATAAGATTGCTTAGGATGGGGTACGAAATTTTAACCGAACACAAAGTAATTGTAAAAAGAC